TCATTCTCTGCTTCGGAATTGTATTTAATAATCAATCCATTGTTAGTATAACTACCACTTAACCAAACACGTAGTTGTTGTGTAATATCAAAAGTTACATCACCTAACTCATATGAGTATGTATTACTATCTGCCGATTGTGTGAACCAAGTACCACCATATCCAGTATCATTACCAGTTGTTCCTGGTGAATAAGATGCAGTAATACCAACTATATTATCGTTCCATATCGTTTCAGTATCATCCCCATTACGATAAATCCAAGTTACACCATTTGTAGATATTTTATCAAATCTAGTACCAGTTCCGTTCTCCCAACTTTGTGAGATTGGGTATGCTTCCAATGTTATAGTTGCAGGTATTTCGTTTGCTTCTGCTAGCTTCAATTCTAACGATGCGGTAAAAGAGCCGGATGGTATCTCACCACTTGCTATACTACGAGATATAGCAGTCAAATCGAATTTGATTAGAGTACGAGCAATATCTTTTGTATCACCATAATATTGTTTAGATACCTCTAATATCTCATCTATACCAGTATTTTGGTATGGTTGTTGTAAATATATACTTGCGTCCGATGAAGCGGTGTAAAATATGTTCATTATAGTGCTCTTCCTTTAATATCTGTGTTTGGAAATTTAATTTCAAAAACTGCTGGGTCTAATGATGGATATATTATCTTATTACGAGTTGCCTCTTTAATATTATATGCATATGTAGAGTAATTACCTCCTCTTAAATTTATTACCTCAACATTTTGTACGGAAGCAACCCCATCAATATTGGCAATTTCCAATTCAATTTCACTTAAATTTATAGGTTGATTTATTTGCCATCTTGTAATATTAAATAAATCTTTTAATGCGTTATTAACTTTTAATAATACTTCTCGTTTGTTGTAATTATTAAATGTAGTTATTTCATAGTTTATACCAATATTAATAACAAACCCATCTAACATATTAACCGCATCTGTCAACATTCTGTATTCTTCCAAATATGTTTTAAGATTTTGTTTAATTGCAGCATTCAATACAGTTAAATTTCCATTTACATCATAACCCAATAGATGCATATTAATTGCAAATGGATTATTAAATTCAGCGTTTATAGTTTTCTGTTGTAAAACATATCTTTCAATCTGGTCACCTATTTCCGTATCACTTTTACCTACTGATGATTTTACTAAATTTAAAAATTGTTGTCTTGCGGTATCATCTCTTAAAACCGCTTGAACTTTTGTATCATCTAATGCGGTATCTTGCTGAACGAATACTTTTGCCACACTACCAAATTCAGGTGACATTGCTAATGTACGGATTTCATAATCCTTACGAGTTACCGCTCTGTTTTGTGAAGCATAATTGGCAATAGCGTTTTCACGAATTTCTTCTAATGTTTCAGCACTACCACCACCGATTGCTGGCTCTAAATTAGTAACTGCTATTGATGCTTTAGCTGCATTGTATTGTGGTAAAGATATTGGTGTATATTGTAACAAATCTTCATCGTACTCTATATTTGTAATACTTACCAAATCGGAAACTGGTACATTTGAATTAATACCACCACCAGATAAATATGTAACAGTTAATACCGTATTTGATGGAGCAATTCCGTATGTAGATGTTTTTAAGAAATTTGTTGGGTCAAATGTTTCACCCAACTTATCTATTGAATTATTTAATCCTAATCCAACATTTTTTGTAGATGGTATTAAAATTTCATCACTTACATTTGCACTACCACCACCAAATCTCAATTCAACTAATGAATTTGTAATAACCTTTGTAGTAAATCTACGTGGTGTTTTTAATAATTTTAATAAATATGGTACAGTAGAACGATATTGTGCTAATTGTGGGTCATTTGATTCTACATTTGGCATTTTAGTGTATATCATTTCTTGTGCCAAATATGGAACTTCATAATATACATTACCATTTGTATCAACTACTTTTTCAACACTAATAAATGTAGCATCTTCTATTGTAAATGTAGGATTTTTAATAAACTCCCCAACTGAAAATGTTTGTGTTTTAACTTCAGCACTTATTGCTTTTACTTTTTTAGTTAATAAATAAAAAGATGCCTCACTACCACTTGTTTGAAATATAGTAACTTCTCTATCGGTTGGGTCATTAAAATCAACATCATCGGTTGTTATAAATGATACATTTTTTGAATTTTTAGAAGATAGTTGCATACCTTGTTTAATCTTAACTGCGTAAGAATAATCAGGTCTATTGTTAGCCCCAACTCCAATATTTGGTACTGTTTGATAAACAGTTATAGTAGTTGTAGCGGGTCTAGATAATTTTGGTTTATATCCTAAATTTTGAGCTTGAGTTAAAACATTTTTATAATTTCCTGCTAAATTTATAAATGATTCTTTTAATTGAGCATCGGTATAATAAGAAAGAACATCACCAACATACGCAGCCTGTTCCAAAAACATCATACCAGGGGATGCTTCATTAAAATCATTAAATGTATCAGCGTAATAGGTACGTGTAAATTCAATAAGAGCTTGACGTAGGGATGCGAAATCTCTATTAAGATATTTAATATCTTTTTTATTTTTACCCCAATTCTTTTCGGTAGGTAGTAGTGCCATATTATACTGTTATATTTATTGAGTCTCTTGAATTATTACCAGCATAAGCTAATGTATAATCCAATTGAACATTTATTCTATTATTATCCTTTGAATTTGTATCGGATGATACATCTACATTATTTACAATTATATACGGCAACCATCTTTGTATTGAATTTTCTATCTCTCCTCTAATGTAACTATATGTTTCAGGTCCAATTTGCTCAAAAATAGCTTGTCTTAAATTACAACCAAATTCAGGTTGCATTAATCGTTCGCCTCTATTTGTTAAAATTAAATTTTTAAGGTCTGATTTAACTTGTTCTTTGGTGGTATAACTTACAGCAAAGAAACCATTATTACCAATTGTAAATGGTAAAGTAACCCCAACACTTTTGTCTTGGGTATCTATAATGAATTTCTTTTGTACTTGATATGCCATTATTTCTTAAACTTCTTAACTAATTGTGAGTAATCTCTTGTCATTGCTTTCATTAACACATCTACTCCCTCTGGGTTTTTATGTGCCATCATACGTGCTTGCTCTAATACAGATGGTCCACCTGCGGAAGCACCAAATTGGTCTGCCATATTTGATTCCTCACCAAATGAGTTATCACCATATCCTAACATATCAGGTGTAATTCTTGGAGTATGTGGATTTGCACTTCTTTTATCAAATCGCATTTCTCCCCAACTTCCATCATCCTTTGATACTGCTTGGTAATTTTCTTTTATTTGTGGTTTAGATGGTGTTTCTAATTCTTCGTTTAACACCTCTCTTACCGCTTTGCGGATTTCTTCTTTAAGAGTTTTCTTCATATCTTCTCTTAAAACTTTTACTAAACCTTTGATTAATTCTGTTTGATTCATAATAAATTGTAGTTTATCTTATATAAATATATGTTATGTATAAAATCCCCAATATTCCCAATGCCACATTTCATCAACCCCACCACCATCTGCTAAACGATATGGATTGTACCACCCAAATTCGGGTGCCGTATTGGAAAGAAAGCGATATAATTTGCTTGTTTCTCTTCCTGAACGATTTATTGCAGGATTACCACTCCCACCAACTTCTCTAAATAATTCAGCAAAATCAATTGCTACTGCCCATCCATGTGGAGATGAACCAACTTTAGCAACTGTACTTGAACTTCCTAATGAACGCTGGTGGTCTAATGAACGATACGCGGATGTTACTGTCCATTTAATTCCAGCTTTTTGAGCCGCTGCTTTTAACTTAAAATATTGTGCAGCTGCTTGTGGATGTAATAAATAATTACCACCATATCTACTACATCCCCTTTCAATTGCAACTAAACTATTAATATCTAATACACCATTGTTACCAGGACTACCAGGTGGACGTTTAACACCAGTAGCACCAATCTTTCCGTATATTTTTGGTGGTGGTTGGTCATCTTCGTTATTAAAATCTATTGGAGTTTGTTTTTGGCTTGGACTATATCTATCAACCACCGATTCACTTTTTCTTTTAATACTAGGTGGTCTTTTTACTGTACTACTACTAGTGTTTTCAAAATCATCAATATCTTCCCTTTCAGCTGGTGGTGTATCATCCTTTGATGGAATATCATCTGCAATTGATTCTGTTTCTTGTTGTTGAAATGTATTTTGTACATTTGTTTTTACTGTATCAACTTTAAATCCGGTCCAAGGTAA